CTAAGACGTGCAGGATTCCCAGTAGATCAAGCTCTAGGTATGTGTGATAAAAATTCATTTCCAGATTGGCTGATTCCATCAAACCCAGACTTTGACCCTAAGAATCCAAATCATACCCCCTACGAAGATGATGAGGATTAATGAGAAAAATCGCCTTTGTCAGCGATCTCCAAGTTCCATTCTTTAATGAAAAATCTGTAAAATCCGTTGGCCGCTTTTTGGCTAAATGGAAACCACACCGCACTATCTGTATTGGTGATGAAATTGATCTACCACAGCTAGGTGGTTTTAATGCTGGCACTATTGACGAAATGGTGGGCAACATAAATGACGATAGAAAGCAAACGCAAGAAGTATTAACTTACCTGGGTGTAACCGATGTACTGGGTAGTAACCATGGAATTAGACTGTATCGATCTATTAAAAAAAGATTGCCTAGCTTCTTAAATCTGCCAGAAATGCAGTATGAACGTTTTATGGGTTACGATAAATTAGGCATTAAATTTAGCCCATATGGCATTGACTGGGCACCAGGTTGGACAGCCGTGCATGGTGATGCCTTCCCGCTCAGTCAGGTACCTGGACAAACGGCCTTAAACGGGGCTAGGAGACTAGGAAAATCAGTGGTGTGTGGTCATACCCATAGACTAGGGGTTTCGGCCTTTACAGAGGCTTCTAGAGGCCAATTAGGGCGTACTGTGTGGGGCGTTGAGGTTGGCAATTTAGTAGATTTGAGCAGTTCAGGCATGGCATACACTAGGGGCTATGCAAACTGGCAACAAGGCTTTGCCGTAGCCTACGTGCATGAGCGTAAAGTTCAGGTAATAACTGTACCTATTAACGCCGATGGCAGCTTTATATTCGAGGGCAAACTCTACAAATAACGTTATCAAATCGTTATCAAAAATAGCCCATAAATACTCCACAAAGTCGTACACATGATGGACACTAATCCTGTGCACAAAGCGTGCATAGAATAGAGGGCTACATGAGTTTCGAAAATGCAGTTTATTTATGTATAGGGATTATTACCCTTTACTGGTTTGTCGCATTACGAATTGAAGATCGTAAGCAAACACATTACTGGCGTGGCAGGCATGATGGGTTTGAAATGCACAGAAGAATGACACAAAACAAAACCGATCAGGTATTTGATTATGACAACTACAAGTGAGCAGTTGTTTGACCACGTTACAGAGACCATCCACCAAAGAGGTTCAAAGTATGGTCATCCGTATCCGCAACATAAGAGGATTGCAGAGCTGTGGAGTGCCTACCTTGGCTATCCAATTACAGCTAACCAAGTCGCTATGTGTATGGCGATGGTCAAAATCAGTAGAAGCGTGGAATCTCCACAGTATCAAGACAACTACGCAGATGCGCTGGGTTATATTGCAATATCCAAAACATGTCAGGATGCAATGAGCGATAGCGCACTAGATTGGCAGGAATAATGGCCTTTGATTTAAGTCAATATGAAACAGTAGATGAACGTTTACATAAGTTTTGGGAAAGGTATGAAGATGGAAGAATCGAAACAGAGTTACTTGAAGCTAGTGCAAACAGATTCATCGTTATCGCTAGAATCTTTAAGACAGAAGCCGATCTCAAAGCGTGTGCTTCGGGGCTTGCGATGGAGACTATTAGTGATAGGGGCGTTAACGCAAATTTCGCTCTACCTAATGCGGAAACAAGTGCGATTGGTCGAGCGCTTGCAAACGCAGGTTTCTCAGCTAAAGGTAAGCGACCAAGCCGTGAAGAAATGGCATCGGTAAATGAAAAAGAAAAAGTCGTATATGGTCGGCCAGGCTCTAGGAGTGCTGCGGTTGAATCTGCGCTACGTCAGGCTTTCAAGGCGGATGAAAGCAAAACCACCGATCCTACGCCTGTATCGTGGAGTGTTGGTGATGTCGTTGATGTCGTTAATAGCGGAGAACCAAACCCGCCGCCTGAATGCGAGCACGGACACATCCTTAAAACAGGATTAACGAAAACAACTAACAAGCCGTATTACGGATATGTTTGTAAAGAAGGCGTTAAAGAGCATGCACGCTGGGCAAAAGTTACAGCTGCAGGTGGATGGTACTTCCCAGAGGATAAGGAGTAACTATGGGCTACATAGCATTTATTAACGGCAAAGGAGTACAGGTCGTTATGGATGATAATGGTGTGCATTTAGAAGAATCAGTCATTAAATGTGAAGTTTGCGATGATGACCGAGTATTTAAAGATGGCACATGTTTTAGATGCCATGAATTGATTAATCGTGACTAGGTTCAAATGTAATGGTTGCAAACGCCCTACAGAATTTCTGTGGCTTGAAAGCATTGATTTAGGTGAAGGTTACAAAGCCTACCAATGCATGAGCTGTGGATGTACTGGGGTAAAAAACGTGGCCGAAGCTTTAGATGTGCCTGATTCAGACATATCCAGATGTGATAAGTGTGGTATGTGGAAATTTATAGCCGTGGACTGCCACACTTGTTCACTGATTGGAGCAAAGTAATGCCTAACTATGAATACAGCTGTAGAGAATGTGGCACTTATGGTTCAGTTTATCGAACCTACAAAGAAGATGATCCTGGCATGGATTGTCCTAAATGCAAGATCGCTATGAATAGGTTGTACTCAGCACCAGGCTTGGTATTTAAGGGTACTGGATGGGGTAGCAAGCCGTGATAAAGCCATTTAGCTTACAACTTTACGCTGACAATGATAATGCTAAAGAGCTTGTAATTAGATGGCTAGAAGGCCAAGGGTTTACAGCTTGGGTTAATCCAGATGAATATGGGATTGATCTTATATTCCATAACAAAGATGGCGATTACTACTATGCAGAGGTAGAAGTCAAGCATAACTGGGAAGGTGTCGCATTTCCGTTCAAATCTATACATTTTCCCAAGCGTAAACTCAAGTTTGCTAATCCTAGATCAGTGTTTATTATGCTAAATAAAGATCGATCTCAGTTAATAGTTATACCTGGTAAGAAGCTATTAGAATCACCCATAATCACCAAAAACACTATTTACACCGAAAACGAGGAGTTCATCGAGGTCACATTATGAATGGATTTGATGAGAATTGGATAGATACAGATGATTTTAGAATTTACGTTTTTGTCGAAATCCTTGCGTAACTTGACAAGGTATGCTACCCTAAAAAAGCGTTCGATCTTAAATCGAAAAGCTGAGCCGCCCAAGGCCAGGCTCGGAAGGCGCAGAGTTTGGGCGACCTCTTTGCTAATTGCATTTAGCCTTTGCTTTTCAAAAGATTATTCCGTTGCAGCTGATAAACCTATTCATTACAAGCAATATGCTTTTATTCAGTTAAATCATTCATTTACTGAGTTTTACTGTTTAGATGAGCTTTATCATAAAGAGAGTCGTTGGAATCCACTGGCCCGTAATGGCTCACACTATGGCATACCACAAGGTAGATCTAAGTACTTGGCTAAGGTTGATGGATATAAGCAGATAGACTGGGGTATTAGATATAACATCAATAGACATGGTTCTATGTGTAAAGCATTAGATCATTTCAAACGTAAAGGATGGCATTGAGTAAAGAAGCGTTAGGTAGTGGTAAGTGGAAGAAGATACGCATTACAGTATTAGATCGTGATGGTTGGATATGCAGCTATTGTGGTGGTGTAGCAGATACTGTAGATCACATCTATCCACGTGTTAAAGGTGGTGATACATGGGCACTAGATAACTTACAAAGCCTGTGTAAGTCCTGCAATAGCCGTAAAGGTGGGCGTTTTTTTAGCCACAAGGCGACCCCCCCTGTCTTTTTGAAACCTTCTCTCCCTGAGACCACCAGGACAGTGCCAGACTCACCTTTTTCTAAACCAGATACGTTAGACTTCGATGCAGATTAATACCGAATCAAGCCAGAACAAAAGAGGGGTCGGATTAATTGGCAGCACTGAGCCTAGAATTCACACGCCGTTACTAAAAGGCAATAGTAAATTACAAGAAGTATCTGATCTAGCTGACAAAATAGGCTTACCTTTGATTCCCTGGCAGCGCTGGGTACTGCAGGACTTATTAACAGTTGATGATGACAATAACTGGCGCAAGAAAACCGCTTTATTGCTGGTAGCACGTCAAAACGGCAAAACACATTTAGCACGTATGTTAATCCTTAGCCATTTATTCTTATGGGGCTCTAAGAATGTCCTGGGCATGTCATCTAATCGCAATATGGCATTAGATACATTTAGGCAGGTTGCTTACACGATAGAAGATAATCAATTTCTAAAAGACCAGGTAAGACAGATACGCCTGGCTAACGGACAAGAATCTATTAGCTTGCTTAATGGCGCAAGGTATGAGATTGCTGCAGCTACACGTGATGCGCCACGTGGTAAGACTGCAGATTTTCTATACTTAGACGAATTGCGTGAATGGTCGGAAGAAGCCTTTACAGCTGCATTACCTGTAACACGTGCACGGCCTAATTCAATGACTTTAATGACAAGTAACGCTGGCGATGGATTTAGTACTGTGCTTAATGATCTACGTGAACGCTGTTTATCATATCCACCAGAGAATTTAGGGTATTACGAATACAGCGCACCACAGCATTGTAAAATTAACGATAAAAAAGCCTGGGCTATGGCAAACCCAGCATTAGGACATTTAATAACTGAGCAAACGTTAGAAGAATCGGTAAGCACTAATAGCATAGAAGCTACACGTACAGAAATGCTTTGTCAGTGGGTAGATAGCACACAAAGCCCATGGGTATATGGTTCTATTGAAGCATGCAGTGATAGCACGCTAGAAATCCCTGTCGGTCCACAGACTATAATGGCCTTTGATATTGCACCTACCAGACGATCTGGTGCTTTGGTTATGGGTCAATTAAAAGATGGAAAAATAGCTGTAGGACTTGCTCAATTATGGTATAGCGATATAGCCATAGATGAAGTTAAAATGGCAAGCGACATAAATGAATGGGCTAGAAAATACCATCCGTTTATTATTTGTTTTGACAAGTACGCTACGCAAACTATTGCCACAAAATTAGAGCAAAGCGGTTGGAGAATGCAAGACGTAAGCGGCCAGGCGTTTTACCAGGCTTGCTCAGACCTGGCAGATGGCTTAGCCAATAACCGAATAGTACATTCTGGACAAGCTGACCTAGTACAGCATCTTAATAACTGTGCAGCTAAGACAAATGATGCTGGCTGGCGCATTATTAGACGTAAATCGGCTGGAGACGTAACTGCTGCCATATCACTAGCCATGGTTGTAAGTCAATTAACAAAACCACAACAAACGGCACAAATTTATGTCTAACTTGCACCAATAGTCCGTTTTATGGTATAACATATACATATGGGTCTATTGTCTGCTTTGGGTATAACCAAAAAAACTGAGAACGTCCAAGCGCAATACGCCCCTGCCATTATGGACACAGCTTATGGCTATGGTTCATTTACAACTGGTGTTGGAAATTTTCCTGGTGGATTAGATCGTAATTATGCGATGCAAGTACCTGCAGTTTCACGTTGCAGAAATTTAATAGCTGGTGTAGTTTCATACCTGCCGCTAAAACTTTACAAAAAGTCTAACGGTGAGGAACTGGGAAACCCTCTATGGATAGAGCAGCCAGACTATCGGCAACCACGATCCGTCACAATTTCATGGACTGTCGATAGTCTCCTATTTTACGGCGTTGCATATTGGCGAGTTACAGAATTATATGCAGATGATATGCGCCCATCACGATTTGAATGGGTAGCAAATAATAGAGTTACATTTACAACAAATAAATTTGGCACAGAAGTAGAAGAATATTTTGTTGATGGTGTAAGAGCACCGATGACAGGCTTAGGCTCACTTATCACATTCCAAGGATTAACACAAGGTGTATTAACTACAGCTGCACGTACAATTCAAAGCGCTTTAGATATTGAAAAGGCTGCAGCCGTATCTGCACAAACACCAATGCCAAGTGGATACATTAAAAACACTGGCGCAGATTTACCAGAAGCACAAGTATCTGGATTATTAGCACAATGGAAGCAAAGCCGTCAAAATAGATCAACAGCATATTTAACCTCTACATTGTCTTATGAAAGCACAGGATTTAGTCCTAAAGATATGATGTATAACGAAGCACAACAATATTTAGCAACACAAATTGCACGTGCTATGAATGTACCTGCATATTACATAAGTGCAGATATGAATAACTCTATGACTTATCAGAATATTATTGATGGCCGCAAAGAGTTCGTAGCATACTCTCTACAGCCATTTATTTGTGCAATCGAAGATCGTTTATCTATGGATGATGTTACCCCTAGAGGACATGTAGTCAAGTTTGCAATAGAAGAATCATTCTTAAGAGCTGACACTATGAAGCGCTTAGAAGCACTAGAGAAAATGTTAGCTTTGGGTCTAATCGATGTAGAAGATGCCAAAGAAATGGAAAGCCTAACACCTAACGGAAGAGAAGTAGAAGATGATACTTACATTCAGTAGCCAGGTAGAAGCTGCCGATACAGAGCGCAGAGTTATCGCTGGCAAGATCGTGCCATTCGAAGAAGTAGGCAATACTTCCGTTGGTAAGGTCGTATTCGCTAAAGATTCAATTGAAATCGGCGATCCTGGCAAGGTTAAGATGCTTATGCAGCACAGACCAGAAAAGCCAATAGGTCGTATGCAAAAATTCAATAAAGCAGAAGATGGCATTTACGCATCATTTAAAATTAGCGCATCAATGCAAGGCCAGGATGCTTTAATCCTTGCTGGCGAGCAATTAATTGACGGCCTATCTGTAGGCGTAGATGTAAACAAGTCAGTACAGAAAAAAGATTATTTATATGTAACAAGCGCAACTCTAAGAGAAGTTAGCCTGGTAGAAACACCAGCATTCAGCGCTGCACAAGTAACTAAAGTTGCTGCTAGTGAAAACGAAGCAGAGGACACAAACCAAACAACAGAAAGCGAGGCTCCTGTGGAAGATTTAGCAACAGCGCCACAAGAAGCAAAGGCAGAGGCTGCTACTCCTACAGTAGAAGCTGCTCGCCCAGTAATTACAGCACCATTAATTCAAACAACTGTACGTACGCCAATTACATCAATGGCTGCATACACAGAGCACAAAATTAAGGCTGCACTAGGATCAGACGAATCAAAACTGTACATTGCTGCAGCTGATGATTCATTCTCAACTAACCCAGCATTTAACCCAACACAATACCTAACAGAGTTTGTAACAAACACACGTTTTGGTACACCTACAATCGATGCATGTTCACAAGGTGTCTTGCCTAATACTGGTATGACAATAAGTGTCCCTTCACTTGTAACCAGCGCAGCTGGTGGTACAGGTGTTGCACCTTCAGTAACTGTAGAGGCAGAAGCAGGTGCAGTTGCTAATGTCGGGATGGAGTCCGTCTATCTGACTGGAACAGTCCAAAAATACAGTGGCATGAACACGCTATCCGTTGAGCTTCTAGAAAGGGCTGGATATCCTGGCTTCTATGCAGAGCTAACACAACAATTACAAAATGCTTATTTAACAGCTATTGATACAGCTGCATTAACAGCATTATTAGCTGCAGGTACAAACGGATCAGCTACAACAGCTGACAGTGATGGAATTATTGCTTACTCATCAGAAGCAGCATCATTAATTTACAAGAACACTGGTTACTTTGCACAGAACTACATTGGCAACCCAGCACAGTATCAAGCGCTACTAGGTGCTACTGATACAACTGGTCGCCCAATTTACAACGCAATTCAACCAATGAACGCAGCTGGACAAGTTGCACCTTCTTCAATTCGTGGAAATGTATTAGGTCTTGATCTATACGTAGATAAGAACTTCTCAGCAACTACATTTGATGATGGATCAGCTGTAATCCTTGCACCAGAAGCATTCACTGTATATCGCTCACCACAGGCATTCATGTCTGTAAACGTTGTATCTAACCTACAGGTACAAGTTGCGATCTACGGATTCATGGCAACAATCGCCAAGATGCCTTACGGAATCATCAAGTACGCAAAGGCCTAATTAAGTAAATCAGTAATCTCTGGGGTTTAGTAGCCCTAGCCCCAGAGAGCTATTAGCAAAGGAGTAGAGATGCCAGCAAGTTTTGTTACAGTTGCCGAATTGCGAGCGAATCTCGGAATTGGTTCTCTCTACTCCGATGCAACAGTAGAAGAAGTTTGTCAAACATCGGAAGATTTATTAAAACAATACCTATGGTATAACGATGCACCAGTAGTGGCAGCTGGATTACAAAACAATGTAGCCACATTAGTATTAGCAAACCCAGGTTTGTTTGTAAAAGGTCAGACTGTAGCCATAGATGGTTGTGGCGCAATTTATGGTGGCAATCACGTAATAACTGGCACAATCCCTGGTATTAATATTCCTGTAAGTATTAGCACAGCATTTTGGTCTTTCTTCACCAACTATTCATGGCCTAACGGATATTCATTTATTCAGTTTGCCAAAGTCCATGCAGACGATCCATTCCACCGAATTGTGCCTAGCGGTACAGCTATTGGCCCAGACACTAAAGATGTCGATTATGCGCAAACCCCTGCCATTCGGGAAGCGGCGATGATTATTGCCGTTGATATCTGGCAAGCACGTCAAGTGAGCCAGACTGGTGGGGTCGGTATGGATGGGATCAGTGCTAGCCCTTATCGGATGGGTTATCAGCTAATGAATAGAGTGCGTGGTCTCATCCAGCCGTATTCAGCACCAGCATCTTTGGTAGGCTAATGGCCGCAATAACTACACTCCGTGGCACACTTGCAACAGATTTAACTAACGCAGGTGTTTGGTCGGTATTTGCTTATCCGCCAAGTACTTTGCTCGCAAACAGCGTCGTAATCACCCCTGGCGATCCCTACATAATTCCGACTAACAACGATCACATTACATTAGCACCATTGGCTAATTTTAGAATTTTAATGGCAGTACCAGCCTTAGATAATCAAGGCAACTTAAAAGGCATGGAAGATTTTATAGTAGCAGTAGTAACTAAATTAGCAGCATCATCATTGGTGCTTAACATATCAAGTGTCTCCGCTCCAGCTATAACAAGTGCGGCAAGTGGAGATTTATTAACGTCAGAAATAACAGTATCCATACTAACGAGCTGGAGTTAAAATGAGCAGAGAAGACGATTTAGCCTTCTTAATCAAGACAGGCCAAATAAAGGAAGAACCTAAAGGCAAAGCAGCAACCAACAAGAATGACGAGGAGTAACAATGGCAATATACTTAAATAATAACGTCGGCGTTAAGTTGGCTACCAACGCAGCGCCTACAACACCATCTATTGATATCAGCGCATACGTATCAAGCGCAGTAATTAACAAGGTGGTAGATGAGTTAGAAATTACAGCCATGGGCGATCTATCCCATAAGTACGTAGCTGGATTAGAGAACTCAACATTTACTATTGACTTTAACAATGACTGGGCAGCAAGCCAAGTTATGCAAACACTAAACGATGCATTCGGTAAGACCCTATCAGTGTCAGTTATCACTGTTAAAGGTACTGCTGTATCAGCTGCTAACCCAACCTACCAATTCTCAATATTGGTAAATAACCTAACTCCACTAGGTCAGGGTGGCGTGGCTGAAATTGCAACTTCTTCAATGACATTTACAGTAAACTCCGTGGTAACAGTATCGCCATCAGTGGCGTTCTAACTAAGGAGTAACAATGGCAAAGCTAAAGATAACAAGGGCTAATGGTGATGTATCTGAGCACAAGATAACACCAGGTGTCGAGTACGCTTTCGAATTGAAGTACGGCGCTGGAATTTCTAAAGTCCTACGTGAGCACGAAAGGCAGACCGAGATATTTTGGTTAGCATACGAATGCTTGCGTAGGTCTGGCGCACAGATACCTTTATGGGGTACTGAGTTTATTGATACTTTAGAAACAGTAGAGGTATTGGACGAAGAAAAAAAATAACTAGGCGTGATTCACTAGTTTATTCTATCGCTGCATTAAGCGTTGAAACTGGGATAGCGCCAAGTGAGTTTATTAATATGGATTCAGAAATGATTCACGCAATAGTGCAGGTTTTGAACGATAGAGCCAGGAAGGTCCAAGATGCCAGTAGAGGTCGAGGTCGTAGGCGTTAATGACGTCTTAAAAGGCTTGACGTTTATTGATGATGATTTATACAAGCGTGTTAAGGCTGCAGTTAATCCGTTAATGAAAACTGTAGAATCTAAAGCTAAAGGATTTGTAGCAAGCAACACCGATGTATTGTCTGGCTGGGCTAAACCAATCCAATCAACTGTGGACTATCGACCATTTCCTAAGTACGATGAAAACCAAGTACGTGGTGGTATTGGATTTAAGGAAGGCAAGAATAGACAGTTTAGTAATGGTTACCAGGTAGAAAGTTATGTTTATAACATAAATGCAGCTGGTCGTATTTATGAAACTGCAGGTAGATTAAACCCACAAGGTAGAGCACCATTTACATCTGTTTATGAAGGCAGTAGCACAGTTGCCTATAAGCAATCTGGCAGCTCTAAAAGTAGAAGCCGTGCTAGATCAGCTTATAACTCAAATAACCCATTTGCTGGCTATCAGTTTGTCACCGATTTACCTACACTTACATCACAGCCTAGGGTTAAAGGTGTCAGGGGACAAAGTAGCCGTAAGACTAAAGGTCGCTTAATCTACAAAGCATTTGCACAAGAAAGTGCTGGCATTTATGAAGCAATAGTAAAAGCCGTTAATGAAGTTGCAACACACTTTAATAAATCTACAGATAAGAAGGTCGCATAGTGGCTAATGTAGTCGTATCGGCGGTTAGTACCTATAATAACAAAGGCCTAAAGCAAGCCAAAAAAGAATTAACAGCATTTGAAAAACAAACCCAGGCATTAGGTAGAACTTTTAGACGTGTCTTTGCTTTAACAGCGCTTACTGCATACAGCAAGAAAGCCATCAATGCATTTGCAGCCGATGAAAAGGCAGCTAAGTCTTTAGAGATGCAGTTAAAGAACACAGGGTATGCATTTAGCGCACCAGGTGTAGAACTGTACATAGCCAATTTACAGAAAGCCACAGGCGTATTAGACGATCAATTAAGACCAGCATTTCAACAATTATTGACAGTAACTGGCTCAATTACTCAAAGCCAAGAAGCATTAAACACAGCTCTAAATGTTGCAGCAGCTACTGGTCGATCTGTAGCAGAAGTTAGTGCGGCTATTGCTAAAGGTTATGCAGGGCAAACATCTGCATTAACGAGATTAGGTGTAGGTCTAAGTAAAGCCACATTAAAAACTGGCGACATGGATCAAATTTTAGGTGAGTTAAATCAGAAGTTTGCAGGTCAAGCAGCAGCCAGATTAGATACTTATGCTGGTAAGATGGATCAATTAAGAGTCGCATCAGCCAATGCAGCTGAGGTTATTGGTAAAAGTTTATTAGATTCAATATCTAACATAAGCAAAGGCGGGACTATATCTAGCCTTGCAACACAAATAGAAGATGTTGCTAATTCTGTAAGTTACTTAATACGTGGTGTAGGAGAATTAACTCAAGAGTTAAAGAGTTTAGCTGGAGTTAAAATACCTACTCCTGGCGGTGGTAGTTTCTTAGATTTCATATTACGTAATGCACCAGTCATAAGTTCATATTATTCTGCAGGTAAAAGAGCAGCAGGTGCAGCTAGAGCCAATAGGCCAGCAGCGGATACACCAGCAGAAGGCCGTATTCTGGCAGCCCAAAGAAGGCAAGAAGCTAGAAATATTAAAGAGATTAACCGACTACGATCACAAGAAATTAGCAAGTTAAAAGAAAAAACAGCCGTAGATCAGTTAAAAGATAAGTTTGATATAGAGCGTATTGGTTTAACTAAGGCGCTTAATGAAGCCACCGATGGTGAAGTTAAATTACGCCTAAGAGCACAGTTAGCGATATTAGATAATAACGAGGCATTAGCTAAAAAGTTATTAGCCGAAATGGAAGGCACTAAAGTTACAGAAGAATTAACTACGACTTTTAAAGCTTTAAGTGAAGCGGCTAAACAATTAATATTATCTTTTGGAGTTAACCCCAACCAAATAGGTGCTGGTGGTGCTATTACAGCTACTGGTGGTGGTGGCAATATTGGCAACCTTGCAAACGTAGCAATTAATAACCCTTATTTTGGTTATAGTGATGCTGCTCAACAATTAGGATTAGCCTTAGGATTCACGCCAGCCATGAGCCAAGCAGCATCGCCAGAAATTAGAATAACTGTAGATACATCTTCTGCTGGTGATAAATTAAGTCAAGCTATTGCAGAAACAATCCAAGTAGCAACTAAAACAGGTTACTCAACAGTACCAGCAGGCCAAGGGTTCTAATGACCCTACCAATAATTAATGCTGTAATAAATTTTAGTACTGGGCCAGCCTTTGCTCAAACTATGATATTGGATGAAGGTAAATTGGATGTAAACGTATTAGGTGATTCAAGTTCAGTAATTGTTGATGTATCTAATCAAGTTAATCGCATTGAAACTCGCAGGGGTCGCACAGCTCTATCAGATCAATTTCAAACAGGTTCTTTATCTTTACGCATAGTAGATCAAAATGGTGATTTTAACCCAGAAAATCCAAGTAGTCCTTATTATCAACTTTTAACCCCAATGAGAAAGGTATTAATAACTGCTACATATGGTGCTACAACTTATCCTATATTCGCTGGGTTTATTACAAGCTACGTTACTACTTATCCTCGTGAAGCAGAAGATGTAACTTATACAACTATCCAAGCCGTAGATGCTTTTAGGTTAGCCCAGAATGCCCAGATAAGCACAATTACAGGTGCTACAGCTGGACAATTATCAGGCACTAGAGTTAATGAAATATTAGACGAAATTTCTTGGCCCGCATCGATGCGTGATATTGATGCAGGTCTTACAACATTACAGGCAGACCCAGGCACTAATAGAACTGCCTTAGCTGCATTAACTACAGTAGCCCAAAGTGAATATGGCGCAGTTTATGTGGATGCTAGTGGTTCGTTTGTATTTCAGGATAGAGGAGTAACTGCAGGGTCTATCGGTGGCACTCCTACTGTTTTTGCAGATGATGGATCAGGTATAGATTATGCCGATGTAGCTTGGATATTAAACGATGTATTGGTATTTAATAAAGCCACTATAACGAGATCAGGTGGTACAGCTCAAGTGGCTTTAAATCAAGACAGTATAGATAAATACTTTTTGCATTCTTATTTTTTAGATAATTTACTAATGGAAACTGATGCCGTAGCTTTAGATTATGCCCAGGCTTATGTAGCCAGTAGAGCTGAGACCTCTATTCGATGCGATGCTATTATCCTTGACCTATATACGCCTAACTACAATACAGGCATTATTGCAGCCTTAGACCTAGATTTCTTTGATCCGATCACAGTTAAAACTACTCAGCCAGGCGGATCAGTTCTGGAAAAGACCCTACAGATTTTTGGCGTATCTATGGCAATCACGCCGAATAGTTGGAAAACTACGTTCACGACACTAGAGCCAGTTATAGATGCATTTATCCTAAATAATAGCATTTATGGCACTTTGGGCTATAATGTCCTAAGTTACTAAGGAGTAAAGATGGCAGCTGGTTTGGGTTTTAAGGATTTTACTACAGGCGAGGTATTAACTGCCGCCGATGTAGATGGTTATTTAATGCAAGGCATTTGGGTTTTTGCTAATGCTACAGCTAGAGATGCAGCTGTTACATCTCCACAAGAAGGTAACTCATGCTATTTAAAAGACACAGATGTAATTCAAGTTTATTCTGGCTCATCATGGGTAGTTAAATCTGGTGGATCATCTCCATTAACTACTAAAGGTGATTTATATACTTATTCGACAACTGATACTCGTTTAGGTGTTGGTTCAAACGATCAAGTATTAACAGCAGATTCATCAACAGCAACAGGATTAAAATGGGCTGCCCCAGCAGCTGGTGGTATGACTTTATTATCAACTACTACGCTTTCAGGATCATCAACCGCTATTACATCTATAAATCAAACTTATAAATCACTTTATGTTGTTTTTAAAGATGTTTATGCAAGTACTAACACAGAATTAAGATTAAGATTAAATGAAGATACTGGTTCTAATCATTTTTCTTTAGCATTAAGATCTGATACAAATTCATTTACGGATACAGCCAATGCAAGTTCTTTTAATTATATTGCTTATTTAGGATCAGCCATTGATTATTATTATGCTAAAGCTTTTGGAGTTTTTCAAATAAATAGATATGCCGAAACTGAAACTCATGGATTTTTTACTACTGGATTTGGCGGTCAAGGCGGTACAGGTAAAACAACTTGGACAGGTTGTCAATATAACAGCAGTAATGCAATTACAGCTTTAACATTTTTGCCAAATTCTGGAACATTTTCAGGTGGAACAGTTTATGTATATGGAGTCAAATAATGGCTAAATCAACTAGACCAATGGTAAGAATTCACGATCTTGCAACTAATGAAGTTATTGATCGTGAAATGAATGATATTGAATTTGCAGATTATCAAGCAAATCAGGAAGCGCAGGCAGCATTACAGGCCGAAGCCGAAGCAAAAGCAGTAGCCAAGCAAGCAATTCTTGATCGCATTGGTTTAACTGGCGATGAATTAAAAACGATTCTTGGCTAATGAAGCCTAAATTATGTGCAGCTGGGGTGCAGTTAAGAGATCAGGTTGATACCTGGTATCCAGATCGCAGGACTTCCAGTGATGGGTGGATTGGTGATGCTCGTCATGCCAGGCAGGGAAACGCCTCAGATCATAATCCAGACGAATCTGGGATCGTCCGAGCCATTGATATTGATTCTCGCTTGGATTCATCCGAGCAACTCTCGATATATCTGGCTGACCAGATCAGGGTATGCGCTAAAACCGATAAGCGTATATCTTACGTAATACATAATGGCTTTATTGCATCAAGGATTATGGGTTTCAAGTGGCGTAGATATCGTGGCATAAATCCACATAAAAAGCACATCCATATTAGCTTTACAAAGTTAGGCGATAAAGACGATAGGCCATTCGATATACCACTACTAGGGGGCAAAATATGAAGATAACCAAAAAGCAAAAAGCCATACTAAAATCTTACGCACGTGGGGTGTTGGTATCGTTTTTAACATTTTTAGCAAGTAATGAATTAGGTTTAGATCCAGCACTGTCTGTAGTAGTTGCAGCATTAGCTGGTCCAGCAGCTAGGGCTTTAGATAAATCCGATAATGCTTATGGCATCGGTGCAGATGCAAAATGACACCGAACGAGTGGGTAGCCTTTGGCGTAGGCGTATGCTCTATCGCAGGAGCTTTATTAGTGGCTCTACGATGGGTTATTAAAAGTTTTCTTAGCGAGTTAAAACCCAACGGCGGCAGTTCTATGAAGGATCAATTAAACAGACTTGAACAGCGTGTTGATGACCTGTTTGCCATCCTAAGTAAGCGACAATAATAACTATGGCTACAGCACGTAAAGGCAAGAAAGTAAACAGGCGTAAAGGTAAATACAGCCATGAACAAATTAATACCAAACTAGACACTTATGCTATTAGTTTACGTGAGTTTTATTTAAGTCTAAGACGTGCAGGATTCCCAGTAGATCAAGCTCTAGGTATGTGTGATAAAAATTCATTTCCAGATTGGCTGATTCCATCAAACCCAGACTTTGACCCTAAGAATCCAAATCATACCCCCTACGAAG